AGACCATTCAAGCCATATCTTCCTACCGAATAATAGTATTAACACTCCTATCAATCCTTTGTTAAGCATCAAGGCAAGTAATCTCTTATAAACCGTTACTATATCAACAACCTCGTGAGGAGTATAAAACCTAAGAGGATACTTCTCATCTACCAAATACGACATTACCCCGTTTTTAGTAAGTTTTACATCTCTTATAATAGGATTATAAACCTTTTTTTCTTTTAAGTCTGGAGAAAATACTATCGGGAGTTTTTTTAACATTCTGCTATATACTTCCTTATTCCTTCTGATAGCCAGGTTCGCCTTTATAGTAGAGTAATATTCTGAAAATATCATTTAATTAGATTAAGTGAAACTACACTTATTGTTTCTCCTATCGGTCTTATGGCGAAGTCGCACTTATAGAGTAAAACTAACATCTTGTGAACTTCGTTAAACTCTTGGCAAACTTCGGCTTCTACTCTATCTCGCTTTATATCCTCATATTTAATACTTTCAATAAGCTTTTTAAATTGTGCTAATGTATCTGGCATAAAATCAAATAGAGTAGAACTATTATAGTAATCCCACCCATTATTTTTAATAATTGGACTAAATTTAATTCTTCGGTAATAAACTTCATAATATCCTCATTTCAACCCTAAATCCCACAAGAATTGAGAGCTGAATGAAAATGTTAGTTTACTGTCAAACTCGTCCAAGTAGTGCTAACTGCTATCCATACTCCGGGTGTTGAACTATTGGTGCTGATATATATTGAACCAGCTGCCATCTCTGTCCCGGGCGTTCCTATTGCTGCTGTAATTGTAGTGTCATCATAACCAGCTGTTCCAGCAGTAATCCATACATTTCCAGGTAATTTTAGTATTTGGACATTGGGTGTTAAAGAATTTGGTGTTGCCATAATATTGTAATAGTATCCCCTTTCAGGGGGAATAAGATAACCTACCTTGCCGATTTCGGTGGGATATCAGCTTAATAGGTTATCTTGCTCCCCCCAAAAGGAAGGAGTCCTACTAAGCTAAGGTAATTTTAACTAACAAGTTAGCTTTCTGTGCCCATACTTCTGCTCCAACATATCCCCAGGTCACTATTTCCTTACCAGTCTTTTGTGATACCGACTTTTCTTCTGTTTGCACTCCTCTTGGAGCAGCGTAAGTAGCTGTTTTCTTAACTCCAAATAATCTACAACCATCCATTGTAATCGTCTGTCCTGCTACATTAGTGTCGTCAAATGTTCCAGTTCTTATCACATAAATATCTACTCCCATCATATGAGTCAATAAACCGTTCTTCAGTGCTAAGTCAGCGAATGAATAACCTTGCGTTGCTTGAGATACAAGCAGTCCTGTGGTATCAGTGTTCTCTATAACTAAGAATAATCCTTTATATACATCTGCATATCCAGCCATCTTTGAAACAAGGTTTGATAGAATAGTAAGAACATTCGCTGCTGTCGTAAATCCCCCTACTGGAGTTGTATAGGTCTCTCCGGCATTAGTTCCTATATAGTTTACAACATAACTATCAAGCTCTGACGCAAACATATATGCCTGTTCGTCTGCCCTATTGGCAAACAAATTGTAATGAAGAAGAGTTTCCTCAAAGTCGTAGACATGTTCTGCGACTTTAATCTCTACATTTACAGTTAGAGAATCATTGGTAGTTGTGTAATCATCAACCGTATATGTTCCAGTCATAGCCGTTGCTTGGACTGTTGGCTGAGAACCATATGGGTTTCTGATTAAATAACTATCTGTTCGGTCTACTTCACATATTGCCTCGGCTACTAAGTTATTTCGCAGAATTCTCTGCAAATTTGCCTTATAGAATTTTGTTCTATAAGTATAAGTGCCGAGGGTATTAGTTCCTGTCGTTGTCAAATTAGTGGGTAAGAATTTCTTCTTTTATCCCACCGCTAAAATCATTCAATTCTTACTTTTTTAACCACCGATTTATGTAGTTAAACATCCACCGCTATTTAACCTTCTTTGATAATCGTTCTCTCTGGCGAACTTCAGCTAACTTTTCAGCATCAGGCAGCTTGCCTTCTTCTGCATCAGCTAAAATCTGTTCGTCAGTAGGTTTAGAAGCTCCATACCTCTTAGAAGCAACATTTGATGCTTCTGCGGTACTCCTTAACTCTCCCCTTATTTTCAACAGAGATTTAACCTCTGGCATTTTAAGGGATTCAGTTATGGTTACACCGTGAGAACGAGCATACAATTTAACTTCTTTTGTATCCTCATCAGGAACATTGGCTTTAACAAGAGAATAGAGTTCTTCGGTAGTTACTCCAGCCATACCATCTTTTTCTAATGGTTGTGGCTTGGGTTGTTCCTTCTTAACCCATTTACCGTCCTTTCCTCTTATCTGCCCTTTAGCCTTTTTAAGCTGTTCGTAGAGTTCCTGATTCCTCTGTTTAAGAGCTTCTTTGTCAGCATCGTCTTCTTCGTCTACTGGTTCAACCTCAACTGGGTCTGCTGGTAACCCTGGTTCTTTGTCTTCTTCTTCGTCATTTGTGATGTTGACGTCATCTATTTCATTTTCCATATATTTGGCGTATGAATACGCAATTTCAATTTGATGGGTTTTATTCCCTATTTATTTGAATCTTTTGATAAACGTTCTAATGTTTCTTCTGGCGTCTCAGTTTTCATTCCAGCCAGAATCAATATCTGGTTTAACTGTTGTTCTACGTGATTTATTATAGTGTTTCTTGCTAATACTTTAGCAAATCTTTCAGTTGGTATATCCTCTTTAATATCGGTTAATTCTTTAAAATCTATCTTTGGTTTCTTATACTTGCCTGTTTTCAACACCTCTAACTGCTGGTTCATATAATCTATCCATATTTGTATTGAATCTAAGTGAACAGACGCTTCGCCTACCATCATCTCTTTTAGCTGGATAGTCATCCATAGGTCTATCTGCTGTTGGAACGGCACATCTGCCTCTATCTCCGGCAAGAAGCACTTTCTTAATACTCTATCTAATTCTGGCTTATTCTTAAACGTAAGTTCTAACGCTGATAAATCTACCGCATTCAAGGGCATCTGATAAAATACTTTCCTCATCGTTCTTAATAGGTCATCGTTCTCGGCAAATACTCCCTTAATCGTTATAAGTTCTTTCTCGCTAAAACGCATTGTTCGTTTCTTTTTTGGTTGTTGTTCTACTGTCATATATTATTGTGTTATTGGTTTTTAAGAAAGTCTTTTAGTTCTTGGGTTATTCTATCCGCACGGTCTTTACACCACCCTCTTTCTCTTTCTATTTCTTTCACCCCCTCTATCCATTCTTGTTTTTGGGCTTGAAGAGCTTTAAATAAATACAACTCAAGCCTATCTTCCACTTCCAGTAATTCTTTTGTCGGCATAACGATATTTTCTGCCTTTGTATCTCCTTGCGACATAAATACACCACTAATATAACCCATCTCTTTTTGGCATTCCTCTCTAAACTCTTTTATTATATCTTCTTTATTCATATCTATTATTTCTTTTTAGTTTTCTTTTTAGTATGAACCTCCCCCGGATAACTTTTTCCTCCCACGAAACAAATTGGCATATAACGATTGCCTGATAATTTTTTAGTCCTTATCCTACCTCCTCTATCTACACATAAGTTAAATCCGGCTGGCATAATTATTGTTGTATTGGTTGCCCACCGACCTTTTGCACTGGTTGTGCCTGTTGTTGTTGTGGTTCTTGTGCCTGTATCTGAACTGGATTGATTATTCCTAACAGATTAAGGGTTTCATTGAATAATAGCTTTCCTTCGGGGGTTCTAATAAACGCTTGTCCGTTTGGATTAGCCAGTGTAGTCATTAGATTACTAATTCCCTGCATTACATTGTTCTTATCAACATTCTCATCTGTTATCTGATATTCTACACTTGCCTCAAAGTCCTCAAATATATCCTTCCAAGTTTTACTGGATATTTCTGATGGTTTAATAAACCTCTGCATTCCCATATCAGTTAATTCTTGCTGGACATTCTGGGTTTCTGTTTGTAAGTCAGGCATTTCCTGTTGGTTTATAACGGCTTCAACTGCTTTATAATTAAATACTTTAGCGGCTCGGCTACTAATATACTTCTTGTCAATCTGTTCTATTCCATAATCTCCTAACTCCATTACTAACTCGTCTGAATTGTTAAGCTTTTTAAGAATAAAGGGAGTAATAAACTTTATAAACATCTGCTCTAACGACAGTCCCTTATTCTGGGTCATTATATCAAAGTTCTGTTGGGACTGCTGAAGCATTAGGGCTTCCTTAGCATAGGCAGATTGAGCTGAACTTGCTTGTCCCTTAGTAACCTCTGGAGTGTTAGATACTTCTTGGGCCAGAACCTGCCATTGACCCATAAATCCCTGTAATGCTGTTATATCGTGGCTGTTATTCTGAATCTGGGTTAAAGGGTTCTTATCCTGTCCGTAAACCATTATCTGTCCTTGTTCTATGTTCTCTAATACATTCTGGTTAGCATAGCCGGCATCGTTGGTCTGGAATATAAGTTTAGAAGCTAAGTCTAACTGGTCTTTGATGTTCTTAATCGTATGGTTAGTCATCCATTGAGCGTCAAAGAGAGTCTTAACTGATCCCATTAACGATATAGAGCCATCTACGGCCGGTATTAACTGAGTAAGCATATAAGGGTCGTTCTTCTCCTGTCCTGAGTAGAGAGTGAAGTTATCAAACTCTCCTCCCTGTTTGCTGGCTAAGAAGCTAATAACGTGCATTTGCTGGACATAAGTGTCATCGTCTTTATCATTGCCTGTAATCCAGCTTAACGGTAATTCCCCGTGAACCTCATATAATCTAACATAGTTTGCTTTCTGAACATCCTTGGGTTGGTTGTTCATCATCTTTCTGGATACTTGGGCTTCTATAAGTGCTTCTACCATTTCTTTATCATACTCGGTATGCGACCTTAGTTCGTCTTGAGTCATTTCAAGCACCTCTATCTTAGGGTTCTTTTCAAACCCTAATACATCAACTATTAACGACTGCCAAGGGATAACACTAATATGTAATCCATCCTTCTTCTCAATAAACTTAGTTACTGCCGAGTTATAAGACGCCAGGTATAATCCCCAATCATTAAGATACTGTCCGAAGTTCTCATCTCTCATCCATTTTTTAAGATGTCCTGTGTAGAATAACGAAGCTAAGTAATCTGATTGTTTTGTGGCTTTAGCTACAATGTTCTTTCGGTCTAAGTCAGTAGCTCTAAACCATATATTACGCACTGCTAATACAATGTTAAAGAACGGCTTGTCCCTTCCCATTGAATCCTGATCACCAGTAATGTGCTTAGAGTTTAAATATGCTTCTATGGTTGATATATCTTCATAGAAGTCCTGAACTACATATTTACTCGTTTTTACATTTCCTGAAATATAGTTAGATTCGTTTTTACGAACTAACTCATAAACATTTGACATCTAATTCCACCTATGATTCTAATGTTAAAAATGTAACGTCTAATGTTGCACCTATTTCGGCATAACATCCTATCGTGCAATGAACGTTTCCTAATGAATGATATCCTATAACTGGAGTTATTGTGTTGAATATAACCGCTCCAGTTCCTGCTACTCCACTCGCTTCAAGGGAGTCGTATAACTTAACTGTTCCTGATGATGTGGAGTTAACATACATTCCGGCAATCCAACCTTCACCGTTTAATAGTTGTCCCGTTGTTGTTAAATTAGTATATGTTGTTCTGTTCCTCATTATATAGCCACCGAATTACCGATTTGAATTATCGTTTCTTGTTGAAAAGTGTTGTTTAAATTGTTGTATCTTTAATGGTTCTGCTTTTAATATATAAAATAAACCGTATCTTATGGCATCCATTCCGTGGCTAAACTGATGCTCTGGGACATTGATAGTCTTACCGTTCTTATCTACCTGCCATAAATAGTTTCTATACTCTTTAATGAAGTTAATGCTTCGCTTTGTTATGGATATCTTATGGCCCTTAACTAACTGTATGCCATTGTTTACCGAGTCTTTGCCTTTCTTGGCTGGGACTATTGTATGACCGTATGATATTAACTCATCGTTGCTCTTGGGTTCTGCTGAGTCAGGGACTACTGGGACTTGCTCTTGGTTAAATAGAATATCGCTTATTTGTTTATTGCTTAGTCCTTTCTGATAAGCTACCTCATCTATAATATAACCTTCATTATAATAATAAATCGCCCCGATGGCTGTGGGGTCATTAGTATATCCGTAGTCTAATCCGTGACATTCTAATCTGGCTTCGTGTGGAACTTCATCTATTATCTGCCAGTTCTTGTATATCTTTCCGCTTATCTCTCCTAATCGTCCTAATCCATAAACCTGCCACCAATCTTTTCTGTCTTTTCTTTGTTCTATACTCTGACACGTTTGTTTATCTAATGCTTCGTTATCTAGGTAGGTTAAGGTTATCTCCTCTACATCACTACGCTTTCCTTTTATCTCTGTATAATACCAGAATTCACTAACAGGATTCCAATCAAGGAATATAAGCTGTCGGGTCCTAACCTCTAATTCTTCAAAGGATTTAAACGATACGTTATTACACTCATTGATAAACAATCTATCTCTCCGGCCTCCTCTCAACTTATCTGCTTGGTCTGCCCCGAAGAACTCTATCTGACTTCCTGTTTCAAAGGTATATACTTTATCTGTTTCAGCCCAGCTCTTTTCTTTCCAGTAGTTATGTTCTTTCATTATGTTCTTGAAGTCTCTGATACATCCTTTCTTCAAGTGAGGAACTGACTCTGATACTATACTTGATAATGTTGGGGTTTTATCTGATTGAGCTTCTGCTATTAAGTATAATACTATTGATATTGTCTTACTGGCACTTGTTCCTCCGGCTATCGCTCTAATCCTTTTCGTTAGTTTCAGTATCTTGGTCGTTCCTCTTGTCTTTATGAATTTCATCAAGTTTATCAAAGATTACAGGTAAGCTAAGTATTGGTATTGGTTTACCCGTGCTTGTTATATCTCCTGTGTTATGGGGATTGCCTTCAGCCATTCTCCACTGGAGGTCTTTTGATATATCTTTAAGCCAAGCATCTCTCTCTTCATCTGTCATTATCTGTAATCTATCTTTAAGCCATTCCTTTAAGGTCTTGCCCTTTGGTCTGCCGCCACCTGCATCTGGGTGCCCTTCTTTAAAAGTCCCATCTGGATTTCTCCAATTCTCTTCCATTTTATTTGGCTCTTTTTGATTAATTCTTGCTATATTACTAAGAGTTTCTTTTATTGTTTCTCCGTCTTGAGGTATTTTTATTTTATTTACATCTATCTTCTCTTCTGCCATACTTTTACTTTTTGTCAAGTTGTTTCTCTGTCGGCTTTACTTCTTTCTTTATGTCTTTCTTTAACTCTTCATTTAATAAAAAAACCACTTCATTAAAGGCGGGAGTTTCATCTCCCCGAAGTGGAGTTCGTTTTAAGAATTCTAAAATTGTTTGTATTTGTTTTGTAGTCATAGTCCTTATTTTATTTTAATATTTTAAAAAACTATTGTCAAAAGTGGCTCACTATGTTAATAACTATTCTCTTACAATCTCTGCCACCATTTGGGTTTTAGCTTAGCAATTTTTAATGCCTCTTTCTCGTAATCTATATACTTTCTATAAAACTTACAATCATTATTCTTATTTAATTTTCTGAAATCTCCTGTTATTCTTTTTACGCCAAAATCCCTACCAAATATCCTTGTTGCTTCTTTATCTTTTCTCCTCCCTATAGCTTTTCCACAATAAGTCGGAGCTAACAAAGCTGACCAATACGTACAATCCTTACAATATACTTTCTTCATAATCTACTTAAAACTTCCAAACTCCACCAAAGAAAATAAGCAGAGCCGGCTGTCATTATTATTATTTTAATTAGTTGTAAGATTAGTTCTGTTTTTTTCATATTTTATAGTTTTATTTTCTATCTAAATCTTTAAAATGGCTTTTAAGACCTAACCTATCACATATCATTTTC